TGCGTTTGTAACGCCTAGTCTGTTTACACCTAAACCATACATGGCTTACACCATTGCAGTAAGGTGTACGTTACCTGTACCACCAGAGGTGATTAAAGAGAAGACATCGCCAGTAAATACATGAACGTATTCAATAGCGTTGGCAGGGAGAAAAGTAGAGTTGGCTGTAGCAGTACCCAGTAATGAGTAATGTACATCAACAGTAGAAACGATACGTACAACTCGTGTACCTGCCGATACAGCAGTAGCGGCGACAGCAGTGCCTGAGACAGCGTTCTTCTCAGTTGCGGTTGGACGTAGAACTTGAATTGGTTTTGCGTTTGAATCAATTGCCATTGTAGACATAATAGTTTTCCTATGTGTATATAAGAAGGCGTGAAGCCCGAAAGTAAAAGGAGGCTCCCTTATGGAAGCCCCCAGTTTGTTACTTATCCAATTACAGCTAGTGAGAAGCCTGAGTCTGGACGTAGAGCCTTAACACCGTACAGAGTATCAGCAGTGTACAGAGTGCTTAAGAACTCCTGCTTGTACTGAGTCTGTGAACGGATGCCCTGCTGTTCTGCAAGAACGTAAGTGTCCTTGTGCAGAAGCTGAGCTGAACGAACACGACCGCCTGCGTTTTCAGCGGCAGTTTCAATGATAGGACAGTTAGTAGATACCATGATGTCGATACCGTACAACTCACCAATCTTACCATTCTGAACGCCCTGACCATTTACAAAGTCAGAAGAGGTGTAACGGTCAACACCCATGATAGCATTACGCAGTGAAGGTGGAACTACAAAACAACGGTCTTCCATAGGAACATCCGCGTCGTCCATCTTCTGAATCAGGTTACGGAAAGTCGCATCGTTAAATACGTCAGTTGCTACAACAGTGTCAGCCGCATAAGCAGTGAGAACACCTGTAGAACCGTCAGCATAGAAAGAAGCAGTGTTGACGTAAGAAGAACCGTCACCATTACCCAAAGACTTACCCAAGTTCAAAAGGTCAGAATCAATCTGCTTAGCTAGGGCATAGCCTGCGTCATCGGTGTAGAACTTACGCAAAGAAGAAAGAGCCTGTACTTCAACAATGTCTTCAATGAAACGTGAGTACTCGTAGTGCTTATCAATGTCTACGCCTACAGTGCCTTCTACGTTAGCCTGAATAGTTACCTGAGTGTTTTCTGCTTTCTCAGCGGCTACACCACGGGTAGGAGCAGGGATGTTAACTTTATCACCTTTCTTGCCAGTCATAGCAATCTTCTTGACTTTAGGGGCAATTACTAGGCTGTTTTCATAGGTTGCGCGAATCTCGTCACTCCAGATTTCTGGAATAAAATTAGCGGCTTCTGTTTTGCCGACGATAGCGCCTGCTGTTGGATATACTGCTGTTGACATAATAGTCTACCTTATATAATATAAAAAGAGTTTAGTTTACCGTACCCTTTTCTCAGCATAGGCTAGTGTGATTTCATCAGACAAAGCCATATACCTGTCGGGGTCGGTTTTCATTAGTTTAATAATGTCTGAGCGTCGATATACTTTCTTCGCCCGCTGTTCTCCATTTCCTTTGGTGCTACCTGTAGAGGCGGCTTTAACAGCGGCTTTTCTGGTGTCCTTCTCAGCGGCTACAGTCTGAGCTACAGCGCCTTGACGTTCCTTCCAATTGGTAAAGAGTTCGTCTGCGGCTTCATAGTCATACTGACGGTCTGCTTGAGCAAAGAGCTGTGTACGAATCTTAGAGGCTTTAATCCATTCAACAAACTTACCGTCCTGTACAATCTGCTCCATGTCAGGATGACGTGATTGCAGTTGTGACATTGCAGTAGTACGTTGGTTGTTTAGAGTTGTTTCCTCTGCCTTCTTAATTGAAGGGTGATTGCGTATAGCTCTTTCGACAGCCTTGTCGGGGTCAGAAAAGAAATCAATATCTTCGTCTTCAGATGTTGTTGGTTGTACTGGTGTTGCGTCGAGTTGTGTCTGGATATAACTATCAACAACAGAACGTAACTCCCCTACTTCTCCGCTTTGCTTTCCTAAGAGCTTCTCAGCTTCTTGGTGCATCCTTACAATCTCAGCGGTTGACTTTCCTTGGTACTTCTCAGGGATAGTGTCTTCAGGTTCAGGTGTTGGCTCTTGCGGAGCTTCCTGACCTAGTTCTTCAATGTTACTTGCTTGTTCGTCATTAACGTCTTCTGGACGCTCGTCATCTATAAATGTTGCCATTATTAAACTCCGTACCTTTTAGTATTATGGAGGTTTATATTATGTAAGGGTTCATACACCATTATGAATTTGCCTTACGTTCTAAAGCCATCTTTTGTTCTCGTTTCTTGACCCAGTTGTTAGACGATGTTCCGTTATGTTTTTCTGTCCAAGTCCCGAAAGAAGATAACTGTTTTACCGCAGGTAGACCACACTCAAGGCAGTCTACTTCTTTAGTGTCACTACCAACGAATCGTTCGCTAGTGTGTCCTGCTTCGCATTTAAAATCATAGAGAGGCATCGGGGTCATCCCCTAGACGGTCGTATGCGTCACGGACGTGTTCTTCTAAGTTTAACAACGTTGAGATGACATAAAGTTGTCCCTTACGGAAGTAAAGGTCTTTCTCATCTTTAGTTGCTTCTACAGAGTTAATACCTTCTGCGTTTGTATGGAGGTCTTCCGTTAAGGTCTTCCAACCGTCAGTACGAAACGTAGTAAGCATATCTTCGTAGTATTTTTCTAATTCTCTATCTGTTTCAGTCATTAACTGTTTCTCCTTTAAAGGACAGTTTGTTATAAGTTAAAGTACAAGTTAAAGTATACTAAAGCATACTATAGTATTATTATAACATATTATGAACCAAATGTCAAGCTTTATTTTACTTATATGAGCTTCTTACTTTCATTGTGTTCTTTTTGTTCTTAGCCGCCCGTGAGCCACGCTTAGGTTTAGCAGGACAGGACTTTGTTTTTTTACAGCCTTTCTTCATCATAACTATTTCCTCTTAGACTTAGCGCCAGAGCATTTCCAACGCTTACGTGATAAATTGTTAGGTGTGTTAGGGTCGTTCTGTTTCTTCTTAGGTAAGCCTTTCTTAATACCTAAGCTACGAGCGCAGTAGCTGTCGCCTTTGGAAGTGCCGGGTTTTACCCTAGCACCTCCGCCTTTGGCTTTACCTGCCTGTCCGTAGCTCACCTTCTTACCGGATGAAGTAACTTTAACCTTTGCCTTTCCCTTTCTTGGTGTCGCCACTGGGCTTCTCCTTAGAGTCAACTGTTTTGTTTACCTTTGCTTCTAGTGCGTCAATACGTTTGTTGACTTTAGCAAATCCATCGTTAATCTGTTCTAGTACTGAGTTAAACTCACGTTGTGTTATCATTGTGGCAATTGTCCCATATCAGGTTGCATCATTGGTGGTTGTGGTACTGGTTCAGCCTGTGGCTCCGGTGTAGCTTCTACGTTGCCTTGTTCTTTAACGGCTACCTCACGTTCCTTAAGTAACTGAGTAGAGATTTTAAGACGTTTTTCAAACTCTCTGTCATCCTTGTTTCCTACACTCAAGTTAGCTGTTACAGCGCGTATACGGTCAATCTCAAGCTCCTGTGGTACAGCCTGTGCTTCAGCCATAGCCTTCATAGCGCGAGCCTCAGACTCTTTAGCCTGTCCATTAAGAGCATTAGTCTGTGAACCTTGGAACTCTAACTGAGCTTGCTGTGCCGCTTGTTGTGCCTGCTGTGCTTCTGGGTTAGGCTGATTAGCTTGGTCAAGTTTAGCAATAAGCTCTTCACGGTTAGACAAGTTCATGTTGTCAACGATTGACTTAACCAACTCAGGGTACATTGGTGTGTCCGGTGACATAGTTTGTAGTAACTGCACAAGCTGTGTAACTTCATACTCACGAGCAATGATACCTAGAGAGCTAGTTACGTCAAACTTATAGTCAGCTACTGGGTATGTCTCAGGCTCAAACTGCATATAGCGATGTGCGGCCTTAGTCACTAGCGGGATGATGAACGACTCTTGGAAGTTAATCAATGTACGCTTATGACGCTTAATAATAGCACCGAGGCTCATAGAGATGCCTGCGGCTGTGCTTTCGCCGTTAATGCTACCTGCGATACCTGCTGAGTCAATAGCGCCTGTAGCCATCTGCACCATCTGCTGTAACGCGCCTGCCTGAGCAAAGGTAATCTGATTGACCTGACCAAAGTTAAATGGCTGTAGTACCTCAGCAGGGTTACCGTTAGTGAGAATAACCTTACCCGCACGAATCTCTGGCTTAGAGCCTCTTGGCATACGAGAAGCGTCCATTGCAAGCATAGGGTGTACAGTTAGTGCTAGAGCGTCGATACGAGCGCGTAGTTCTGCGTCTAACGCCTTTTGTGAGTTATACCCTTTCTCACATACACCTCGACCCCAGAAACGGCTAGGAACGACATCCCAAGGGAATGCGATGATTGGACGGTCACCCATCATGTAGGGGTTCTTCTCTGCCTTAAGCAGTGTACCGCCATCAGCAATAACAACAATAGCTTCTACATAGTAGCTGTTGTCTTCACCTTCGTCGTCGTCGTTTAATTCTACAATTTCTTCCTCAGCGTCTGGGTCAGACATAGCTTCGTCCAACAAGTGACGTGGTACAAGACCGTAGTACTTAGTAAGACGTACTTTATCGTCGTCATAGGTAGAGTTAAGGTCGTGGTCAGGCTCAATGTCAAAGTCTGGAGCCGCAGTACCTACGTCAGCTTCCCGATAGACACCTTGTTCCTGTAGCTGTTGTACTTGGTGTAGTGATACGAACTCATCCACAGCCACACCTAGCGCATTCTCAATGGAAGTCGCTACGGGGTCGATAAGGAAGTTCTGAGGCATTACAGGATTTAGCTTAACGCAGGTCTTATCCTTAATAGTAACACCAACAGCGGTCAATTCACCGCCCATAACAGGCTGTGTAGCCGGAGCCATCTCTTTTTCGGTAGTTAGTTCTATTTCAGCAATACCAGTACCGAATACAGCGGCGTTAATAAGACACTCAGCTACATTCTTACGTATTTTGTTACGACCGAAGTCACTAACTAGGTTTTCACGCAGTAAAGCTACGTCAGCGTTCTCTGTGTCGCCAATATCGTCCTTAATGTCGAACCATTTGCCACGACCAAAGGTAGCTTCCTCTAGTTCAGCTACGGATGACTCAACAGCCTGCTGTAGGGCAGGGGCAATAATACGTGAACGCTCTGATTGACGTGTCATGTCTTCAGCAGACCACTGACCACGCCATAGACGGTAGTATTCGTCGAACTTCTGAGAGTAGTTAGCCTCAAAGTTGTCACGCCATGAGGTACATTTGTAATCTACCCAGTCTTCTAGGCGTTCTAATTGGTAAACTTCTTCTTCTAACATAGTTTAATACCCTGAGTAGTAGTCAGTGAGTTCATATTCTTCTTCCTCGTAGTCGATTCCGTAGGCTACCTGTGCCAATTGGTCAATGTAAGCCAACGAATCAATTAAATCATCGTGGACAAGTTTGTTAGGGAACTGGAATAGCTCATCTAGGAACGTAGTATTCCATTCTCCCTTGTTAAGTGTTATCTTACCATGTTCAAAACGCCCTTGGAGCGCCCAGACAATACGGTCAATCTTACGTTTGTTACCGTGAGTCAGCTCTTCAACCCTAAAGAAGCGTTGCTTTGCTTTCATAATGTCGTTTAGGTAAGGGTAGACAGCATTCTTCAATGCACCTTTCTCAATACCTACGGCTATTGGTCGGTAGTCTCGGACTGCTTCAAAGATTTTACGTGCTGTCTTCTCAACTCCCCAACGACCATGGATGATGTCAGCGACCCACCATCCTTCCGTACCCGCTTTAACCACCGCAATTGACGTTTGGTCAAGTCGGTTAGTTTTAGTTGTTGCTGTTTGAACGTCCGCAAAGCCTGCCAAATCCACTGCTATATAAAATTGACCTTCGTCGGGTTCCTCTTCACAGAACTTTATGTGTTCTTCCTTAAAGAGTTCACCACCTGCCGCCTCGAAGGATGCCATGAACTCCTGTCGGAAGGAGAAGGCAGACATGGACTTCTTAGCCGCATTAATCTCTTCCTTATCCAACAGGGGGTTATCGTATGATGTAAAGTGCCAACCCTTCCACTGTTCGTCCTCTGAAAGAGAAGCGTACTGGAAGAGGTCGTAGAAGTGGTTACGTCCCATGGGTGTACCAATAAACATGGCATCACCCTTCTGGTCAGCTAGGGCAGGTCGTAGGATTTGCTCCCAGACCTCCGGCTTCATATCGGCGTACTCATCCATACAGAGGAAGCTAAGGGAGACACCACGCATAGTCTCTGGTCTGTCAGCACCCTTGAGGGCGATGGTAGCACCGTTGACTAACTTTATTTGTAGGTTGTTGATATGGCTT